CTAACGCACCACTGTGTCTATTGAGGTGTACTATATGATATTGATTCTTCCAGTCTCTATTAATCAACTCAAAGGTTCTCTCTCCCTGTACCACTCTGTTACAGTCGTCTTGAAAACTATGAATGTAAAACTGTTTACCTCCCACACAGTCTGGTGGAGGTGATACAGCAGCACCTGTATGTACTACAAGATCAGCAGCATTTGATTCTTCTACTGATATATCATAAAAAATAACACTGTCTGTCTCACGAAACACTTTGTGTTCGTTAAAATTTACGTCACTCATTTTTTAAATACTCCCATCTTTGTCAAGACGTAGAGTGCTAAGATTGTCCAGAATACAACTTCTAATCCTATGTTGTTCATACCCAGTTTGGTTTACGATCAGGTTTTCTTAGGTAGTTATTTTTTACCCAAGGTTTTGCTGCTATGTATCTCTTGTATGCAGTAAAAGTATCGATAGTGTTATCGAACTTAAACTCAGGATACATTGCTCTAGCAAATGTTTTTGGTCTCTCCAAAGTAAATGGAATGAGATGACCTGCTTCTAGTATAGTCTCTTCACAACTATGGATTTTACCATAACGATGAGTATACTCTTCACACAATGCCATACCATGAGCTACTAACCACCAAGCATTGATGTTTGATTCGTTTGCCCATGCTGTACATGGATGATTACGGAAAGCACCTTTCTCTGTTTTGTATGCTTGACCATCAGTACGATGGATTTCGCCATAACCATGACCCCATTTGTCAGAACATACAATAGATAACATTTGACATGTTTCTAGTGGCATCTTGACGACATGCCTGTCTGGTAAAGACTGAGCAGATAATGTTGGGGATGGGTCGGTTACAAAAATGTTCATTCAGATGACCTCCATTGCTTTCTCATTGTAACATATGTTTTGGATTTTGCAACAACATCACGAACTCTTTTAAATATTTTTGCTGACTCAGCAAATTTACTTGTAGCATGATCTGGTTCTTGAGGTAGAACCTCTTTAGTTCCTTTCTTATACTTTCTGCCTGAGTTGTGATTTGCATATCTTCTTGATCTAGTAAATCCCATCTCTAGAAATTTACGACACATATCCATACCAATAAAATCTTGATCCTTTTGATATTCTAGATACATGCCATAAATCTCATGACTAGAAATTATTGCATCATGTGGAGTTTTGAATTTCCAATGAGCACATATATCGTTAGTATAAGGGCGAACCAATAGAACTCCTTGTTCTCCCCTTCCAATACGATAAAGTTTGCGGTTCTCTTCAAGTGAAAAGTCAAGCTTCTTGTAATCGTGACCATAATCAAATTCTTTCATGCTATTATTATAGCATATAATATTACGCAGGGCAACTAGGAGGTGGTGGAAGTTTAGGGAATCTTAATCTCTTCTTCCATCTCTCTATAAAATCTTTTATTTTCTTATCCATTATTCTTCTATTTCAAAATACCACTTGATATGTTTTATGTAGTCAAATGTACAACCTATATCTTTGTCACATTGTATATCATATTTGCGATCACACAAAAAGTTTCTCAGTTGTTCGATAGATTCAAACTTACCTTGATGTCTTTCTTGTTCGTCGTAAAGATGATATTTCATCCTATGTCCTCTGGTGCAGGTATACCTTTACTCTTTACAAAAGTTTTCATGTATTCTTCTCTACCATCTTTAGTAAATACCTTGTTCTCATAATCAAAGTAAGGATGCGGTGCAGCACTTACAACAGGATTCTTAGATTTATTCTTGATAACAATAAATCTATCAGCAGCAAATGTACCTGCTATTTGTACTTCATACTCATCATCTTTCTTCCAGTTGACACTTCCATCTCTCTTTGTGTGTGCCATGAGTTTATTGATCTCATCAATCATATCTGGTGTCAGTTGCATTGTGTTTTCACTCAATACATTTTCTTCTGGATCTAGTTTACCAATCATAAATCTCCTTGTTTACGGTTTTCAGAATAGTGTACATCAAACTCTCCATCTGGATATCTGTCCTTCAACTTCTCTACATTCATTTCGATGATCTCTTCTGGAGATACATCTAGTGCTATGCATGCCTGTATAAAATACCACATGATATCACCTAGTTCACGTTTCATGTGAAATAGATTCTCTTGACTGACTGGTTTACCTTGGAATAGTATCTTCTTTACTATCTCAGTAAACTCACCTGACTCAGCACTTAATCCTAGTGCAGCAGTCAGTGCTCTGTGTGTTTGAAAATCTTTAGAGTATAAGTCTCTTAGACGGTCTTGAAAATGACCACCGTACTTACTTTCTTCTGATGTTACAGCATTAACAAACTTTGTATACTTGTTAAAATCAATCATATTTAAGTTCTTGGAAATTTTTCTTAGCGGTAAACTTTGCTGCAATATCAAGTTCTACTTGACCAGAGTCAACAATGTCTGTTTGAGCAGACTCTTCAACATCATACAACCTCATCTTTGCTCTGTCAATACCTACACAGAATCTTTTGTTTAAGGTTGGGTCATGGTAACGGTTCTTCAACTGCTTAACCATGATCTGATTCATCTCCTCAAGTTCCTCCGTACTAATAAGAGCGAACATAAGATCAGCAGTGGCAGGGAGACCAAAGGATTCTGACGTATCAGTAAGGTCAACGTCACTACTACCAAAACCAGAACGAGTCGTCTGAGTTGCGGAGACGATAGGTACATTAGTTTCAACTGCAAGACCACGGAGTTCTTCAGCAATCGCTTTAACATAGGTATACGAGTTTACTATAGATCCTTTGTACCTCTGAGAGGCACAGATATTTAGATAATCAATAAAGATTATATCAGGTTTGATACTTCTCTTTAGTGCTAGATCACCTATCAAAGATTTGAAATGTCCGACATGAGCTGATGCAGTAGGATATTCTTTGATGATTAACTTACCTTGTGTCTTCTTACCTAGTGATGCAATCTTCTTTTGGAACATTGACTTAGGTAGATCAGATAACTTCTGAATAGGAATATTCAAAAGGTTAGCATCAATACGTTCAGCAATCTTTTCTTCTGCCATTTCCAAAGTAATGTATAAAACATTTCTACCTTGTAGTAGAACAGATGCTGCAACATGACACATGAATAATGATTTACCAACACCTGTACCTGCTAAGGCAACATTGAGTGTTTTGTTAGGTAGACCGCCCTTAGTAATCTTATTAAAGAAGTCAAGATCAAATGGTATCTTATCTTCTTTACGATTATAGAAATCAAATCTTTCGCTTGAATTATCTAGGTAATCATGACCTACACTTTGATCAAACGATACACCAAGTGCCTCAGATAATATCGTAGGGATAGAACCTTTGTCACGTTTGGAATCTTGACCGTCAGCAATCTTGACACTCTCCATAAGAGATAGGTAGATCGCACGCTCTTGGCACCACTTTTCCGTAGTATCAACGATCCAATCGTAGTCTGCGGTATCATTGGAAAGCTCATTTAAAATCTCCAGTATGTTTTGAAACTGCTCGTCAGATAGATCAACTCTTTCTTGACATTCAATACTTAGTGCATTGAGGGACGGTAAAGCATCATACTGACTAACATACTCATGGATCTCTAGAAAGATAATCTTATAAGATTTGTCAGTAAAGTATTCTGCCTTTAAGAATGGTAGAACTTTACGAGCATATTTCTCATTATAAACGAGATTAGATAAAATCGTGAGTTCCAGATTCATAGGTAATGTAAATAAGTTCCCAGAATATACTTGTCGCCAGATACAGGAGGTAATCCTGCATGTCTAAACATCCAAGTAGGAGGGAATATTAATATTCTACCACGTTTAGGTGTTATTGACAACTCTAAATTTGAAAAAGATGTTTCTCCTCCTTGATCAACATCATTTAGATATAAAAATACTACTAGAAATCTACGAGCACTATTATAATCATAGATGTCTACATGCTCTTTGAACTGATCATAGTTATTTGGTTTATACCACTTTAAACGAAACTCTTCAAAGCAATACTTTGCAGGAAAGTCTGCACCCAACTGTAGATCGTCCATGTATAACTCTACTGCATCTACAAAATATTGTTCAAGTTTCTTATGAGTATCTACCCATAGAGGATCTTTAAGTTGTAATCTCTGTGTTAGATTTAGTTGCGTGAATGTAGGTCTGAACTCTCTATCAATATACTGGAGGTCGGACTTTCCATACGCTTCAAGTATCCCCTGACAAAAATCATCAGGCACCATTGCATCATACGTTTTAACATAATCTACTAAGTTAGTTGCCATATCTAAATTCTTTCGCTGCTGCTTCATCGAGTTTCTTCATTATTTCTCCTGTGAAGTATTTGTCAGGATCCTTGAGAATAGCAGAAGGATAGACGCTAGACTCCCCAACAACAATACGGTTTCCCTTACGTTCAAAAACTCCATATTTCTCACCCAACTCCAATAGTCCGTAGTAACGGTCAAGTCCGCGATCATAGAATAATCTAGTTTCAACTGTACTGTTCTCCTTTGTTAATCTTGATTTCGCATTCTTACATTTAATAATGTTACCAACTACGTCTTTCCCATCCTTCTCTTTCTTCTTAGAAAGGTAAATGATACTTGATGCTGCATATTTTAATCCACTGCCTCCACCCATTTCTTTTGTAGGAATATAGGCACCCACTACATCATATGTATGGTTAGTAACAAGTAAAGGTACATCTGCTTTACCTAGTTTTAATGTTAATACTCTGAATATAGACTTCACAACTTGAGCTCTAGTCATGTCACGAGTCTCTTTACCTGCTTCAGAGTCTTCTACTTCTTTACTAGTTGATAGCATACCCAATGAATCAAGAACAAACATCATAGGTTTCTGATCTTTCATAGACATATACTTATCTAAGATCTTGATTGATTGTAGACGAAACTCTTGTACTGTAGTTACAGGTACAATCATCATACGATTAGAATCTATACCTCTATCTTCTATCATCTGCTTAGATATAGCAGACTCAGACTCAAAATATATTACCCCTGCTTCTGGGTTAGACTCAAGAAAATGTTGAACAATGCCAAGGCAAAAGAAAGTTTTACCAGTGCTAGACTCACCTGCGATAGCAGTGATCTTATTCCCTGGTACACCCCCATAGATGCTTCCAGAGCAGAGAGCATTAAAGATATAACTACCAGTGTCAATGTAACCGCTAGTATCTCCTGCTGAAATACCGTCGGATACAAGACTAGCATACTCATTGCCGATTTCACTTGCAACATCTTTTAAAAAGTTCACTCATTTACCTCCGTAAGTTTAGTTATAAAGTTAGTACGTTTCATAGCACGTTCAAACCATTTTGCATCTGACTCATCATCAAATATTTTTTCTCTCTTATCTGGTTTCCCAAATGCCCTTTGATACTCAACAACATACTTCATGTAAATAGAAACTCCAATGATGCTACTTTTTCTGATTGCCACCCGATAGTGTCTAGTATAACTTTTACTGGATCAAGAAAACTCTTTGTAAATTGTATATCATAATCCACATGTTTGTCAAGCTCAAACTCTTTAGGAAAAGTGTTCAGATAACTGATAACATTTTCACTCATCCTATTTGGTGTCTTGAGGTAAACAAACTTAACTTTTTCACCATCCTGTATAAGAGGATACTTGTGTGTTAGTTTATGTTTCTTGTTGTAGAAGTTGTATAGTAATGCACCTCTAACATGTATTGGTGTA